ATATGTTAAGTGTTAATTTGTTTGCCAAATCTATAAGCAATGCTTTTTTTGAGGAAGCGATGGGTATTACAGAAAAAAAGCTAAATGAGGTCAATGTATATCAAGGCCCTTATGACCAAATGTATGACATGGGCCATTCACATAAGGATTTTTTCTAATGATTAAATACTTTATAAATGTTGCTTACTTGTATTACAAAGGCTTTACTTTTAGAAAATCAATTCAATTAGCGAAAGGTATCAAATGAGTAAATTAGGCGTAGTAAATATTAAAGGCAAAGAATACAAAACGGTGGCTTTGCGTGTTCAGGAATTTAGAGAAAAATTCCCTAATTATTTCCTAACAACCGAAATAGTTAAAATTGACGATGAACAATGTATAGTAAAAGCTTATGCAGGTGTTCATTTAGAAGGTGGTGGCGCTCATACTTTTGCCACAGGCCATGCTCAAGAGTTTCGTAAAGCATCTCAAATTAATGGCACATCTTATGTTGAAAATTGCGAAACAAGCGCAATAGGCCGTTGCCTTGCTTGTTTAGGCATAGGTGGCCAAGAATTTGCTTCTGCGAATGAAGTTGTCAATGCTATATATCAACAAAATAATCCTCCAGCAACTCAAGACGATATTGAGGATGTTATAAAAAATATCAATAAAGCTGAATCTGTTGAAGAATTAATGGGTATATACAAAGAAGCTTCAACAAAGTATGACAAAGCGTCTTTAGCAAAATTAAAGACTTTCCTTTCTGACCGTAAACTTGAATTGGAGGCATAGTATGAATCAACAAGAACGCTTAACCGAATATTTAGAAAAACATGGCAAGATTGATCCATTAAAAGCATGGACTCAATTAGGCATTTATCGTTTAGCCGATACTGTTTTTAACTTACGCAAAAAAGGTTATGACATAACAACCACAAACAAAAAAGTTAAAAATAAGTTTAAAGAAGTTTGTGTAGTTGCTGAATATAAGTTAGAGCCTCGTATATGAAACAACATAAATGGCATAAAGAAATACCAAAAGGAAATTATTGCTACACAATCATAAACAAAAAAGATATGCACAAAGATGGTTACATATCAATAGATGTATGTCCATTTTGGGAATCAAAAGGAAATATACCTCAAGCTAATGGATACTGTAACTTTCTTAAAAAAGGTGACATGGATGAAGATGGAACTTTTTTACTTTTTGATATGGTTAAAGAATGTGGAGTAAATGATGACTAAACCTCACAAGTGGCATAAAGAAATAAAAGCATGGGCTGATGGATTAACTATTCAATATAAAGATGAAAATTTTCCTAATTGGATTGATATTTTATATCCTGATTGGGATACAAAAAGCTATATTGAATTTCGCATTAAACCACTACCTAAAGAGCCACAATATTTGTATGTGTATTATAGAGGAAATGGGGAATACAAATTTGAAAGTGTAAATGCACATTGGAATGGTTTACTTCCAATAGGCAAAATTAAATTAGAGGATACAGAAAATGAGTGAAATTATACAAGGAACACCTGAATGGCTTGATTTAAGAAAAGGCCATGTTACAGCGTCAAGAGTTGCAGACATTATGGCTAAAACTAAAACAGGGCCAAGTGCAAGTCGGCAAAATTATTTAATTGAGCTAGCTATTCAACGTGTCACAGGCGTTGTAGAGGAATCATTTAAAAATGAGGCTATGTTAAGAGGCACAGAGGAAGAGCCAAAAGCTCGTGAAGCATACGAGTTGTTGACTGAAACTTTTGTTGAGGAAGTTCCGTTTGTCAAACATAAATCAATTGAATGGTTTGGCTGTTCACCTGACGGCATTATTAAAAATAATGATGGCACATATAACTTAATCGAAATTAAGAATCCCAATAGCGCTACGCATTGGTCTTATATTAAAGCCAATGAACCACCAACAAAATATAAAATTCAAATGATGGCTCAAATGGCTTGCACAGGCGCTCAATGGTGCGACTTCTTTTCTTATGATAGTCGTATGCCTGAAGGTTCACGTCATTTCTTAAAACGTATGATGCGTGATAATGCTTTTATTGAAGAAATGGAAAAAGAAGTAAAAGCCTTTCTTGAAGAAGTTGCAGAAGAAGTAAAACTCATGGAAGCCAGGCAATAAGTGAAAAGTGGTATAATCACATTTGGCAATAACACAGGGGGGTCATTTATGATCGACCAAGCCTTGCTTTGTCTAGCGCAAACCATTTATATGGAAAGCAGCGTAGAAAGCAAAGAAGCACAAATTGGAGTTGGTTACGTTCTTATGCGAAGAGCCGACTTTGATCCAAAACAGGTGTGTAATGAAATGAAAAAACCTTATCAATTTACTTGGTATGGAAAAGTAAAACCACCTGAACATAAAGAAATTAAACCTTACTTTCTTGATCTTGCATGGCGCATCATGCACAAGTTAGAGCCTGATTATTCCAAAGGCGCAACTAACTTTCACGATACTTCAATCTCAAAACCTCAATCATGGTGGAAACTTAAAAAGACTGTTCAATGGTCGCACATGATTTTTTATAAACAGGAGGAAACTAAATATGCTCAATATTGAGTTATTTGCCAAGCAAATTAATGGTGAAATAGACATTAAATCTCTAGTTAATAAACCTAAATATAAACCTGAAGAAGTAGTGCCTAATATTGAATTAGACTATTATGTTTATCGTGGTAAAAAAGGCTATGCAAGTTTCATATCTTCTAATACAAAAGAACGTAAAAGAGGATGCAATGTTAGATTAATATTTGATGGTCGAACTAACTTGCTTAAAGATGTTAAGTTCATTGAAGTAAAACATAAGGAAAATCAATGGACAAAGTAATAGATTTTGTAATAAAGTGTTTAATGTTTTTTGGAGGTGTCGGTCTTTTGATCGGCATTTTTTTCACGTTTGAACTTTTATTTGGAACTCATATATGCCATTAAAAAAAGAACAATTGTTGGAGGCGGTTGAAGCTTTTAATAAAACAGGCAGCGAAACAAGAGCCGCAGAATTATTAGGTATTAAACGAGCTTGTTTACAAGGTAGATTGAAGGCAGCAAAACTTCAAAATATGTTGACTGCATTGCCACCTGAAACACAACTCCCACCTGAAGTAGCTTTAAAAGATAAAATTAGAACTTTAGAAGCACAAATAGCTTCATTTAATCGTGATGTATTAAGTGAAAATTATGTTAAATCTAAAATTCTTAAAATGGCGGAAAAAAAACCTTCGCCTCCTAGTTGGCTAATTAAACCAGGTGCAAGTAAATCTGCTCCAGGCGTTCCTACATTGTTTGCTTCAGATTGGCATTGGGGGGAAAACGTTGACCCTAATCAAGTCAATAATGTCAATTCATACAATATGAAAATAGCTCATAAACGAGCTAAAAAAATGATTGAGGTTGCTATCGACTTATTAAACAATCACATGGTCAATCCAAAGTATCCAGGCATCGTATTTGCACTAGGTGGTGACATGGTATCAGGTGACATCCATGAAGAACTTATGGCTACCAATGACGCAGAAATTATGCCTGTGGTCATAGATTTATTCGGTGTGCTAATTTGGTGCATAGAAACACTTGCTGATCGTTTTGGAAAGGTGTTTGTGCCATGCGTAGGCGGTAATCATGGTAGGAATACCCATAAAATTAGAAATAAAGGTAGAAACTTTACTTCTTTTGATTGGCTAACCTATCAATTTTTAGCTAAACACTTTGAATCTGATAGCCGAGTATCTTTTCATATACCTGATGGCCCTGACGCTTTATATGCTATTTATAACCATAAATACCTATTAACCCATGGCGATCAATTTAGAGGCGGTGACGGAGTTATTGGCGCTTTAGGGCCTATTATTCGTGGTGACCATAAGAAACGATCAAGAAATGCTCAAATTGACATGGAATATGACACTATGATTATTGGCCATTTTCATCAACTAATACAATTAGAAAGACTTATTGTAAATGGATCATTAAAAGGGTATTGTGAGTATGCCTATAGCAATAACTTTGGGTTTGAACCCCCAAGGCAAGCTTTATGGATAACGCACCCCTATCATGGCATAACTTTTTCAATGCCTGTCAATGTGGATGTGTCTTTTGAAAATTCAGATAAATCAGAATGGGTTAGTTGGAAAGGTTAAAAATGACACTTTTAAACGCTAAATATATTGCAGCTCTTTATTCAGCGTTTAGACTTATGCCTCCTTTTGATCGATACGATTTACCCACAGCTTCAAAAATTAAATGGAAGATAATTAACGATGCTTCAGCTTATGGATATTTTAATTGCGATCCTGAATTAACTATAGAAATATCAAAAGGCCGTTGTTTACACTTTTCTACTATTTCTGAAACGCTTTTACATGAAATGTGCCATCTAACTCTTTATAACAAAGGATACAAGCATTGGGATGCTCATGGCAAAGCTTTTTATAAGTTGGCAGACCAAGTATCCACTTTATACGGATTTGATCCCAAAAGGCTTTAAAATGCGAAATAACCCTATATTAAAAGCAAGAGAAACAACTCATGGCAGTTTTCGTATGAAATCTGCATTTATTCAAAATATTATGAAAAATATAAGTGAATTATCTACTTATAAAGATATGACTCCTGATCAAAAAGAGTCAATACATATGATTTTGGTTAAGTTAAGCAGAATCATATATGGGAATCCAAACCATAAAGACCATTGGGATGACATTGCTGGTTATGCTGAATTAATATCTGAAACGCTTAAAGACAAATAAAAGACTTATTTGTAAGATTAAATTATTGATTTAATTAATAAAACAGACAATTTTAAACATTACTAAAAATTAATGAAAATACGCATTAATTTGTATTGCAAAAAGAACATAATTTGCATAACAAGTAATTTTGCTTGTCATAGATAAAGGATAAATACTATGTGGACTACTCCAACAGCTACTGAAATGCGTTTTGGTTTTGAAGTTACAATGTATGTAATGAACAAGTAATAAAACAAAAGGGACTTAAATGTCCCTTTTTTTTACCAATAACAAATAGCGTATTCTAAAGCCAAACGTAAAGGCAAATAGCACATACATAAAAGGCTAACGCTAACAATAAACGCAACCAAAACATCAACAAAATTATTTATTTTTGTGAGCCTTTGACATTGGCATTTTTTCGTGTGCTTTTAATTCACGAGCTAAACTTTCAACTTTAGCTTGTTCTTTTTCCCAATCTTTCATCATAGCTACTTCTTTTTTTTCGTGACGAATTGAAGGTTCACATTTTTCTATTTTGTATTTCATAATTTACCCTTTAAAAGTTCTAGTTCCTGATTTATCAATAATTAATTTTTGAAGCCTTGGTTTTTGGTCATCTTCCGTAAAAGCAATATGAACCCATCTATCAAACTCCAAGATAACTTGATCGTATTGAATATTAGAGGCAATAATAGAACGCATAATATCAATGGGAGTGCCAAAAGCAGGGCAAATAATGTCAGCAGCCAATCCCTTAATATGTGCTGACGTGGGCTTACTTCCCAACAAAGCATTAACGGCC